GCTGAGGCCCGTGCCGACGGGAAACGTCGAGATCGAGTACGAAGTCGCACCGGAGAAATACGACGAGAACGTCAGCGAGAATGTCGAACCTTGCGTTCCAATCTGGTCCGGTATTGCCGATACCAGCGTCGGTGCGCCCCCACCGCCGCCGGGAGTCTCACTGTAAGCGTCTATCTCGGTGAGCAGCGCCGTCGAGTCCATCGACGCGGTGAGCGCCGTCGTCGCCGACTTCGAGCCGCCGATGAAGTACGCGAGCACGTCAGACATCGCGCGCGTCGTCGAGAAGCATTCGCTCCATGTCACACCATCCGCAGACGTGAACCCCTTGATCTCGGAGTTCGTCGGGTAGTACGTGACTGCAACCCACTCCGGTCTGGCCGTACCAGATGCCGAGCAATACGTGTCTGTAGTCGAGCCGGATACCCCATACTCGCAGATAACGGCGGTTTCCCTGCTTTGCAGGGACTTGCACTGAGCGAACCATGAGGTGTCGAGCGCGGATTCGCGTATGCCAAGGCCGATGGCTGCGTTGATATCGGTAGACCCGGCGTAGTCGTTGTTGATCTCGCCTTCGATCTGGACCTCGCCGGCACCCGCATCCTTGTAGATAAGGTGCGCCTTCGCAATCGAGTTGGACCCGACGACATTGAAGTCGTACGTCCCGGCACCTGCATCGCAGATCGTTCCGCTGCCGTCGCCGAGATTCAGGTCCGTCCACCCGGACGGTGGACAGGTGCCGCCCTGCGGCTTGTCCCCGTTGGGATACGCGGACACGTAGTACACGCCGTCATAGCTGGCAAAGGCCGCGCCGAGGTTCAGCGCGAACGCAGGGAGCGCGAAGGTCGCGGCAGCGAGAAGCGCGACGAGACGGGAGGTGCGCCTCACGGCGTCACCGATACATGCAGACGTTCAGGATCCCGGACCCGGTCGTCTCGATAAACTCGATGGCGCGCAGGTTGCCGTTGTAGACGAGCGTGTCGCCATCGGCGAGTAGCATCCCCACGCCGGAAGTCGGGCTGGTGCCGTCATCCCGCCAGCGCAAGGCGTCGGCTTCGGCCTGGAGCAGCGCGAGCTTCGCGCCGTCCGGGATCGTGCCGAGACCGACCGCGCTCGAGAGCGAGGTGATCTGCGAGCAGCCGGCTGGCTCGAGGTTGCCATCGATGACCTTCTGGCCGTCGGCCGCATGGAGCTGCCCAGGGAGCAGCGCAGCCGCGGTGACGAGCGCGAGGGTAAGACGGCGGAGCACGGCGCTCACGCGATCGGGTTCGTCTCGCGGGTGATGAGGTAGTTCTTGATCGCCTCAAGACCCTTGAGCACCAGGTCCTTGTCGTAGAGCGTGTCTGCGACCCGAAGCTCGATGGCCTCGCTGGACGTGGATGACCCTTCCGTCACCTGATCCGGGAACTGCTCACCCTTGATGACGCTGTAGAAACGGTCGGCGATGTTCGCTGCTCCTTAGGCGCCGGCGTAGCGGATCTTCACCTGGATCGACGTTGGGCCGCCGTTGAACAGCGTCTCGACCGTCGCGCAGATGTAGTACTCGCCGCCAGGATCCGCCGAGTCGACGCCCACCGCCTGCCACAGCGGCTGCTGCTGCTTGGCGAGCGTGTAGGTCGTGGATTCGTTCTTCTGGTCGGACTCCGCGTACGGGCCGCCAGCCAGATCGAATGCGCTCGCGAAGAAGTCGCGGTCGATCACCGCGCCGCCGCGCTCCGGCGTGCGGTACACGCCGATGTCGATCTTGCCGGCAGTCGTCGCATCCGCGGCCGTGACCAGAATCGCCGTGATGCGGCAGTTCGTCGGCACCCGCGCCAGCCAGATGATCGAGTCGTCCGCCTGGTCCGCTGCTGGAGCCGCCAGGGCGCACACTTCGTGCAGGTCGCCCTTGGCCGCGATGGCGTCGTTGATGACCCGCGGCGTCGCGAAGTCGTTGGTCGCCAGATCCGAATAGACGTCAGCCATTGTCGTGTCCTCTGTTCAGTTGCGACCGTTTACCGGCACCACACGCGGATGACGCGCTCTTTCTCGAGCCGCGTCGCGCCGCCCGTCATCTTCACGTACGCCTGCCACGGCAGGCCCTGGATGTCGTTGCGCTGCGAGATGTTCGTCACCGTCGACTCCCAGGTGCCGTAGTGCATGCCGTTCGGCACCCACATCGGGCACTGCGTCGACGTGCCGGCCTGGTCGTCCGTGCCGGTTGTGAGCAGTTCCGTGTGGATGAAGTTGATGCCGAGGAAGCGCGTCACGCGGCCATCCGTCAGCACCGGCTTGTCGTTGAAGTCGGTCGAGACGACCTGGATCTCAGACAGGAGGTCGTCGTGCTCATCGGCCGTCACGGCCATGTAGATCGGCTCGACGTCGAGGTCGACGTTGGCCTCCATGAGCCGGCGCTTGCCTTCGCGCAGCTTGCGCACGTTCAGGCCCGAGGCGGCACCGCCCAGGTCGACCGAGACGTTCTGGCCCGCGGAGGTCGTCACGGTCGTGCCGAAGCTCTCCGTGGAACCCGCGTTCACGCCATACTTCGCGTCCGCGAAGAAGGCCGTGATGACGTGCTGGTCCTTGCGCCGGTTCGCGGCGAACACCGCGTTCTGCACGTACTGCGACTTCGGATCCAGCAACAGCTTGAGCGCGTCGAAGCTGTCCAGCATCTGATTGAGGTCCGAGGCGATCGGGAACACCCAGCGCCGCGACAGCGGGGAATCCGTGCGCGGCATGTCGGCGAAGCGCGTGGTGACGTCTGCCATCTCGACCTTGCCGATCTGGTCGACCGGCGACGCCTTCTCGCCGGAATGCTGGCCGTTCTTGACGGCCATTCCGAGACGGGAGTTCTTCTGCTGCAACAGAAAGTCGATGTTGCGCGCGAATTCGGTGTAGTAGTGCGAAGGGACGTTGACGCCAGACATGGGATAACCCTCGTGCTCGAAAACCACCCGCGACGCTTGCAGCGCATCGCTTGCTGTTTTCGGCCGGGCTTATCCTCTCGGGGCCGCGTCCTCGCGGGCTTGACGGCCCGCTACCTCGGCAGTCTTACCTGCTGTAGTCGAGCCCGGGTCCCGGGCTTGCCGACCTTCGCCCCTGGATTCGGGCGCCCCGAGCCTTTCGACCCGGGGCGCCCACGTCAGGGGAGACGTGACATGCGAAACGGACGATGCGCACCGTCAGTGACGGTGTCAAGCGGCCGCGTCGAGCTGCGCGCCGAGCGCCGCCGAACGCGACTGCCAGTCGGCTTCCGTGATCTTCCCTTCGACGCGCTGCTGGCGCAGCTCGTCGAGCTGCTGCTGGATGCGGACCTTGCCGCTCGCCTTGGAACTGCTCGAGTCGCTGTCGCTGAACCGATCCTCACCGAGCCCCTGCGCGATGAACGCGAACAGGCGCTGCACGCCGGGACTCTTGCTGACCGCCTCGTCGAGGCTGGCAACGGTCTCCTCGTCGAGCTTGGCGCCGGTCGCGAAGGCTTTCATTGCGCGCTTCGCGAGCTCGACGTTCCCGTCGTACTTCGCGCCCCACTCGGTCTTGAGCGCGGCCACCTGACCTGCGAGGTCGGCGGCGTTCTGGTCGGCCTGCGTCTTCATGGCCGCGCGCTGCTCGGCGAGGAAGTCCTCGGCAAATGCCAGGAACTCCCGCTTTGGCACGCCGTGCTTGTGCGCGTGTTTCAGCGCCGCCGCATAGACCTTGTCGTCCTTGAGCGAGTCGGGCGTGCCGTAGCCTTCCGGTGAATCAGGAACGCCGATTCCCAAGCGGTACGCCTTGACGCCCTCGGCATCGGCGTCGTCCTTCGGCCTGACGATCGTGCGTCCGGCCTTCTCGGCGCCGAGCAGCTTCTCGAGGTTGATGACGGAGGTGATGGCGTCATCCGCGCCCTTCCACCCCTTCGTCGCGACCAGGTCCTTGTGCGCCTCGCCGTGCCACGGCGTGCCATTGTCTCCGCCCTTGTTTTCGTCAGTCATTGGCTGCGATCTCCTTGATGTCGTCCTCGGTCAGGTCGAGGAACTTCACGATGCGCAGGTATGCGTCGCGCAAACCGGCGCGGTAACAGGTCGCGTACGGGTCAACGGTGCGCGAGATCGGGCTGTTCACGATGCCGCCGTAGTCCATGCCGGCCAGGCGCCTGAGGTCGTCCAGCACCGCCCGTCCGGCGACGTGAGGACGGCTTCCCCCGCCCTTGAACGTGAGCAGGTAGTACGGCCGCGGGGAGAACAGCGCCCGCAGCGCCAGCTTGACGAGCCCGCCGCGCGTGATCGGAAACGAGGTCTCGCCGTTGAAGGTGGCGTCGTAGTCGCGCTTCTTGCGCGTGATCGACTCGGAACGCTGGCCCATCAGGTGCCGGTGCGCAGGTCTTCGGCCTTGGCGGCATTGAGCGCGGCCTGACTGGCGGGCTGCGCCACTTGCGCGGCAGCCATCACCGCCGCCTGTTCCTGGCTCGCCTGGATGCGGGCCATGACGTCCTGCTCGCTGCGCAGCAGCTTGGCGGGAACGCCGTTGATGTCGGCAAGCTCGCGGATCGAGGCCGGCACGTCCATGACGTGAATCGCGTTCGGGTCCACGGCTGCGGCCCCCGGAATCACCTCGAGCGTGCGCAGGATCGCCACACCGTCGTTCGCGCGCATGGCGCGGGCGAGCGGCGACTTGTAGACGATCTTGTACGCGCCGCCGGCCTCCCGCAGCTCGTCGGGCATTTCGTTCAGGATCCACGCATTCGCGGAGTCCTGGGCGAGGATGTCGATCTCCCGCTCGATCTGCGCGCCGAGGTCCTCGGCCTGCAGCCGGCTCGTGGTCGGCGCGATGATGGTCGCCTTCTGCGAGGCGAGCTCGTACACCTGCGCGGCGGTCATGCGCGGGTCCATGAGCATTCGGAAGATCGAGATCAGGAAGGCCTCGTCGATGTCGCTCGTCTCGAGGCCCATCAGTTCCATGCCGAGCGGCACGTTGCCCTTCGTCTCGAATGGCTTCGCGAGCGGCTCTCCGTTCGACGAGAGCAGCCCCGGATTCAGCGCCGCGCTGCGCATGTTGAACGGCTCGAGCGCGCCGTCTTCCGAGAGCAGCACCGGCGGGTCGACAATCTTCTGCCCGGCGCGCAGAACGGTCTTCTTCTCCTCGTTCAGCGTGAGGATGCCGGGCCATGCAGCCATCGCCGGCGAGTGCCCGTAGCGATTGCGCCCGTGCACCATGTAACGGCCTGTCGCATACGGCCAGGTGCGGAAGCCGCCGGTCGACAGGATGCGTTCCTTATCGCTCAGGCACAGATAGAAACTCGACCACTTCATGCCGGCCGCGTCCATGCGATTCGGCTTGTAATCGTCGTTCGGCTTCACGCAGTGGATGAACTCGAACTCTTGAGTCGAGTTCGTCTCGTAGGCCTTGACGACGTCCGGCGGCAACCTCCAGCGCATCTCCTTCGCGTCCTGCATTGCCTGCCGGGCCGTGAGCGGATAGCGCCGGTACATCGTGTCGATGCGCCCGACATGATTCAGGTCCCAGAACGATTCCTTGAGCGGGACGTGGCGATAGCGCGGCCCCTGCCCGACTTCCTCGTCGATGAACAGGTTCGAATTGCCGAACGCTCCTACCGACAGGTAGCCCTGATGGCGCTGGGCGGCGTAGTTCGCCCGCGGCGAGTAGCGCTTCGCGAACAGCAGCTTCGTCAGCCGGTCGAGGTAGACCTTGCACTCGTGCGACTCGGCGATCTCCGGGTCTTCGGGCTCGAGGCCGTGCCACTCCTGGTTGCGTGGCGTCAGCAGCTCGTCGAGGATCGCGGCGAAGCGCTCGTTCGCGGTGACGGGCTTGCCGGAGAAGAGGCGCTCCGTCCTCGGCGTGCCCTCGTCGGTCGTGGTCGTGAAAGTCGCCTGCGCGGGAAGCACGCGCTCGGCAATCCGGTCCCACCAGGAATCGTAGTTCGAGCGGTCCGCAGCGAGCCGCTCCTGTGCTGCGACCAGCGACTTGGCGTCGTCCGACATCAGGTTCCGAGCAGCGTCTTGCTGGCGACGGCAGGCGCGGCGCCGAGGGCGCCGGCGTAGATATTCGCGGTGTTGCCGCGCCGGCGCGCGATGCGATCGGTTTCCTGCTGCTGCTGCGCGGCGAGGTCGAGCGTCGGTACGTCCGAAGGCTTGCGCTTCTTCTTGCCGCCCATCAGCCCGAGCGCCTCGAACGGGGCCTTGAACACTTCGCTCATGCGGCCCGCCTCGCTTCGTTTGCCCGCCGTGCATTCTCCGAGTGCGTGATCCACCTGCAATTCTCCGGGCGATAGCCGTCTCGCGCGTCGATGCGGTCGATCGTCAGATGCTCGGCGTAACCATTCGCGAGCGCCCATTCCTTGAATGCGGGGAACGACCGCCAGGCGGTGCACACCGCTATTCCCTTCGCCCCGTAGTAGCGAAACGAGTTGCGGTCGGGGTTGTGGCAGCGAGCGATCATACCCGCCCAAATGTTGTGAAGCCTCGTGCCGCTCAGGCCATGCGTGGACCGCTCCGCGCAGAGTTTCGCTGCCACATCGGAGCGAACGCAGCCGCACGAGGTCGTCGCGCCGCTCTTCAGGTTGGCCCCTTGGTGCGTCGACTCCTTTCCGCAATCACAGCGGCATCGCCAATAGATTGCGATGCCGACGCGTTTCACGCGATGCGAAAGGGCGAGGACCGTGAGCTTCCCGAATCGTTCGCCTGTCAGGTCTCGGAATGCGCCCATAGGGACGGAGCCTCCGACAACGGAGTGACGGATTCAAGTCATGGCATAGCGCCCCTTGGGTTTGCGCTCGAGCTGCTTCAGGAGCCGAGTGACCTCCATCTCGTACCCCGGCTTCTTCTCCATGCGCAGTTTCGCGATTTGCTCGCGCAACGCGTCCGGGTCGGCCTTACGTGATCGCATATCGCTGACGCGCATTGCCCTCGTCCTTCAGCCGTTTCAGACCCTGCGCGAGCGTACGCTTCGCATCAGCCCCGTGGCTGGTCCAGTCGTGCTTTGGCTTGCGCGAGAATGCTTTCGTCTCCTCGTCGTACTCGCGCTGATATTGGCGCAGTGCGTCAATGCCGCGTTCACACTTCGTGGCATCAAAGCGGCACCGCGGCAACAGGAGGCGGACGGCATTGATTCCGTCGTCGACGCTGGCGCGCTCTAGCACGCGGCATGGCTTGATGCCGAGCGATTTCAAGGACTGGACGCGGCTGGTCGCATTGTTCCCCCATTCGCGGTCATCGGCGTCGTGTGGAAGCAGGTGCCCTTCGTAGATGTACGGCTTATCCTTGAGCACGCGCGCGTAGTGGTCTGCGCCGACACCAGAGTTCTCGTAGTAGTCGATCAGGTGAACCGCGTTGCCGATCTCCTGCGCGAACCATATCGCCGTCGAGTCGCCGACGCCGAGATCCCAGGCGGTCAGAACTGTGTAGGCAGGGTCGTGCGGCACGTCGCCAATGCGCCCATTACGCTCTAGTTCGCTGATGATCTTGCCGTAATAGCTGCCGCGAATAGCGGCTTCGAAGGAGCAGAAATACCACTGAGCTATGATCTGCTCCGCCTCATCGTCTCCGACTTGCGCCGCCAGTTCACGCCGCTCACGTTCGATCTGCTCATCCGTGAACACGCCGCAATCCTTGTAGGTCAGCAGTTCCGCGAACCAGTCTTGCGGATTAGCCATCGCGTAGCGATGCATGCGGTAGAAGTGGTTGTGCCCGTTCGGGGTCGACGGGAATATCGCCCAACCGTTGTTCTCGAGCAGGATCGGGCGTATCGCGTCGAACGCGGCTGGGTCGCCGTATGCGTACTCGGAAAACACGACGCCGACCGGCGGTGAGCCGAGCACGGCCATGTAGTTATCCGAACCGCCCACCTGCCAGGTCGAGCCGTTCACGAATCGAATCAGCATGTCCTGGTCGCGCGTGTTCTCGCGTATCTCGTGCGGGAAGGCCTCGTCGATACGGCGCATCCCGGTGTGCGGATTCACTGCATCCCAGATCGCCTTGCGCGCCTGCGTGGCGAGCGGCAGCAGATGCCAGTAGTTCGCCGTCCTCAGCATTGCCTCGGTCGCAGTCCAGTGCAGCGAAATGTCGTCCTTACCGTGACGACGCGGCCAGACAAGCATCGCACGACGGATACCGGCCGCAAGCGCCCGCCACGCCTTGAACTGGTACGGCCGCGCGGTCCAGTTATTCGGAAGCGGGACTTGCAGCACGGGTCGGGTCGTTGATGACCGCCTGGACGGGACCGCCCTTCGGCCCGGTGAGCTCCGTGCGCGAGAGCTTCGGGATGTGATACTCGGCAAGGTCCTTCACGATCGTCAGGGCACGCGCGGGGTCGTCTTCACCCACACGTTCCAGCCAGTCTTTCAGTTTCGGGATCGAGTTGGTCAGCAGATCGGCAAACGCCCGCCTCACGTCGACCGTGACCTTGTTCGGCGTGCCCTTGACGCGACCGCCAGTTTTCTTGCCCTTGGCCATCTACGCGAGCCTACTATAGAACTACCCGCGTACGGCACGGGCCGCGCGTTTTGCCCCTCTCGTCACGACGCCGCGGGGATTGCGCACGAATCCCTCGGGCTCGTGCCCGCAATGCCGCATGGCGCGATCCGTCAGGTCCGCGAGCAGTTCGTCCAGACTGCCCGGCTTGCTGCGCCCGGTCTCTTCATCGACCTCGGTATTGCGAAGACGTTCGACTGCCTCCTGATTCCCTTCCGTGTACGATATGAACGTTCTGATCCGCAACAGGGCCGCCGCAAATTCTTTGGCGATCTTGTTCCGAACCAGGTCTACCCGTTTCAAGCTCATTCTCCGGCCTCCAACTTTTCGAGTTGAACAACCGTCGCCCCTGAGCGTCGATCAATTCACAACCTTCCTACCCCGCCATGCCTCACCTCAACAAAACCTACCCTATCTGCCTGGCCTTGCCTCGCCCCAACGTGCCTCACCGCACCTCGCCACGCCAGATCTGCCGTACCACGCCTCAACCCGCCCCACCAGGCCTCGCCGCACCAGACCAAGCCGTATCTGCCTCGCCATGCCATAACTCGCCGCGTCTCGCCAGACCCAACCTGCCACGCCATATCTGCCATTTTCTCCGCGCCTAACCGCGGTCATGAATTGAACGCGATCCGCTCGGCGCCGTCCTTCAGGACATTCGTGCGCCGGTAGATCGACTCGACCTCCTTCGGCTTGAATCGCAACGCACGAGCGAGATCGTGCGCGCGCTGCAGGTGGCCGGCGGCCCGGGAAAACTCCTGCACGAGTGACTCGCGTGCAAGTTCCTTATCGGATTTGAGGCGATCAAGCGAGACATAACCTTGCTCGTGGTGCTCACGCCTCGGGTCCTTCACCCATTCCGGCGCGCGGTACGTTCGCTCGTCGACCGAGTAGACGTACTCCACGTTCGCAATGTACTCGCGCGCCTGCTGCACTCGGAACTTGTGAGCCGCGATCCCATCCTGCCATTCGAAAATGCCGTGCAGGATGTGCTTCGGATTGCGAGCTTCCTCCACGACATCCTCGGCGCGGAGCACGCCACGGTGCTTGCGCGCGATAGCGTCGAGCGCCTCCTTGCGCGCCTTCATGAGCTTGGCGTTGATGCGACTCATGCGACCACCCCGATGTCACGCCGACGCACTTCGGACGAGTACCAGGAGAGAAGCGTCTCAGTCTCGACGTCGTACGGCTCAGGCTTGGCAAGCGCTGACGCCTGAGGGCCTTTTGAGCCAGTCGTAAGAATGCGAACGAACTCTTTGTCATCCGGCTGGCAGATACGGAACCGGCCGAAGTTGCCTTTGCCCTTCTCCTGCCTGAAGTCGCCGACTCCGGCAGTCATGCCGCCAGCCGCGAAGCAGTTGATGACCGACTGCGCGGTGAGACTCGGCTGCACAAACTGAACCTTGAAACGGGCCGCCCACTCGGGAACGATTGCGCGCGTGCGCACGTCGGGCGTCCGGTTCATGTCGGAGTTCCGAACGATCATCATGGATAGCTGCGGGATGCCATAGATGGACACCCAGCGATCAACGATCCACACGAGGCGACCGATTTGCGCTCCGTTGCTACCTGGAAAATCTTTGGCTGCCGTCTTCGCTGCACCCTTGAAGCATTCCACCGGCAGCATGAGTTCGGTCGGAGCGCCCTTCTCCTTCGCGCGGTAGACGCTGGCCTGATACTCCTGCAGCGGCTCATGCTTGAGCACGGAAGCTTTCGCTGCCCGATTTTTAGGCGGCGACGGCAACAGCAGTTCGCGCCATGCTTTTTCGCTCACGCGGTTGAAAATCAGCGGCGTCAGGCCCACGACGCAGAGTTCTATGACTCCAGTCTTGATTTCCTGAATAACCACTTCTGACGATTTCGCTTTCGGCTTCATCTCGATACTCCTTCCCCGACGTTAAACAAACCGGAACGGTCATAGCAGTCGATAATCCGCTGCCAGCCGGCTATCACACCTTCCAACATTGCACGAGCACCTCAGTTGACTCCACCCACCGTAGCGCGCGGCGGCGCGAGAAGCTGCGAGTTCTGGATCGAGCGCGTCATGTCGCGATAGGCGTCCGCGAGCTCGCGCCCCATCTGCGCGTCTCCGAAGACGTTCTTGCGCAACATCAGGTCGACGATCACCTGCACCGTGCACTGCGTCATCAAGGCCTGCACGTAGGCCTGCAGCGCCATCCGCTCGACCGTCGTATGACTCGCCACGATGTAACAGGCGCGCGCCAAGTCCTTCGCCGCCTCCTCCTCCGGCTTGGTCCCGCTCACGCCCATCGTCAGGTCCGTCATCCCTCAACCTCCCAGTGGAAATCGCCCGATCACCCAGGCCAGGAACAGCATCACGGCGATCGCGGCAACGCCGATCCGCGCCATGCGCACGACTTGGTCGTCGAAGTCGTGGTCGTTCACCTGATTGCCCCCACGGCACGCAAAGCCTGTTCCACGGTGCGGACTACGGGCGTCCCGGTGAGCGCCAGAAACTCCTGCTGGTCGGCCTGGTCTTTGCGCGGTCTGGCGTGCGGCATCTTCACTTCGAGCGGCTTCCACTGGTTGCCGCCACAGTGTCGGCACCGAGTCATGCGGAACGTCAGCAGGTCAACGGGCAGGTGCCGGTATACGTGGATGCCGACCTGCTCCAGGGCGTCGACAATCTCAGGCTCGTTCTCGTCTCGCTTAGCCGCGCGTCTCACAGCCGGCCCTCGGCAGCCGCCCGCCTCACGTACTCGTTCAGCGTGTCCCGCGTCAGGTCGTACCGCTCCGCGATCTTCTTCATCGCGAAATACCTGCCCATCCGCACTTCCTCGAGCATCACGCGCTCGCGGTACTTCGAGAGTTTGCGCGGACGGCCTTGCGGGAACCGGCTCACGCAACCCCCGCGATTCGGTACAGGCTCTTCGCCCGATTGAGTACGGCGTAGTCGATTCGATGCTGTGCGCGAAGAGCACGGAGGATGCGATCCGCAGATCCCGGAGCCGTGTGGCCGCACGAGGATTCGACCGCGAGCCGGAGCTCGTCTGCGTGGAACGTCTTGCCGACGCGCCCACGGCAGAACGAGAGGATCGCAGCGCCAATCCGGCCCGACACCCGCTCCAGGTTCTCGGCCTGCTCTGCATGTTCGAGCGCACGTAAAACCCGCCCTCTGTCGTCGAAGAGCTCGAGATTGCTCACGCATACGCCCCTTGGTATGCGCCATCAGGCAGATACCGGATCGGGCGCTCGCGCCACTTGAGCAGATCGAACTGCCGTTCGTGACGGTGGAACCAGCCGTCGATGCGGCAACACGCGCCGGTCCCGTGGCGCTGCTTGCGGATCACGACGTACATCTCGGTCGGCTGATCGAACGCGACCGGCTCCGTGTCGAGATGCCGCTGCACGAATACGACGTTATCGGCGAGGCGCACCAGGTCGGATGAGCCCGCGATCTCGCTGAGATCCGGCGCCCCGTCGCCCTTCTGCGGCTTGCGTGGATGCGCGACTAGGTGGATGTGCGCGCCCGATGCTCGCGCAAGATCGCATAGCGAATTCGCCACGCCGCGCTGCCCATCCCAGTCGGTGCCGCCGATGTCGAGACAGGTCAGCGAGTCGATCACGACGTGCTGACACCCCTCGCGCTTGATCGCGTAACGCGAGGCACCGAGCACGGTTTTGAACGAGGCGAGCCCGATCTTCCCCCACAGCCGCAGCCGCACTCCGGGACCGTCGATGAACCACTGCCCCTGATCGTCGGTCGGCTGCGTTGTCCCTGCCGCGGTCATGCACAGTCTCGCGAGCATGTGCTGCGGAGGCTCCTCGAGGCTAACAACGAACACCCCTCGACCGCGCTGCAGCAAGTGACAGACTAGCTGCCGCAGCAATGTCGTCTTACCCGTTCCGGGAAAGCCCGACCAGATCGTCACGCCGCCCGGGTAGAACCTGAACTTGTGGCCCTCGGGATCGAACGGCGCCGTGTCGTAGCGCGACTCAAACTCCCGGTAGTCCTGCAGCAACTTGGTGGCGTCGATGCCGTCAAGCTCGACCATCGCGAGCTCAGGTGCTTCGTCGAACAGTTCGGCGTGCGTGTGTTCCGTCTGATTCAGGAACATCTTCCGGTAGCGGCGCTGCTGCTCGGCTTGGAACTGCACGACCTTGCGCAAGTCCTCGACCGGCATCTGGTCGATTTCGTTCACTGGATTCCCCCTCCGAACACGGGCTTTGCAGATCCGCGCTTGGGATACCCGAACCGCTCGGCGTTGCCGATCCAAGTCACCCAAGCTGCTGGCCAGGAGGCGAAGCGGCTGTCGAGTTTCTCGTGGTACGCGCGGAACTGTTCGAACATGCGTTCGGGGTCGCAGTCCGGGTATCTCTCGGTGGCCTTCTGGCGCATGGCTTCCGAGAGACCGAGATCGCCTATCGGGGTGCGTGGGCTCGCTTTCCGTTTTCCCTTCCGTTCACTGACGGACGGAGACGCGGAAGCGTCTCTCTCTCTCTTTGAGTCTGAGTCTGAGTCTGAGTCTGAGAGCGGGACATCGCCGGAATAGCCGGACATCGCCGGACGCTGCTGGACATCACCGGACATAGCGGGTCGCGTCGGGTCTACGCGGGAAAGACGTTTCCGAGCGGCATCACGACCGCTGGCTGTTTCTTCGGCTTGGCGGGCCATCTTCCGCGCCTTTTCCGCATACTTTCCGTGGTTTACGGCTTTCCACCCCCAGGGGCGCCCCGGATCTATCGGCACCAGACGGCGCCCGTCCTCATCAGGGTTTCTGCTGTTTGGATCCGGCTCCATGAGTGCTCGGATCCCCTCTTCTAGAAGATCGCGCGGCCAGCCGGTGAGTCCGCAAATCGCCTCGTAGCTCATGTCGAGGTGGCCATGACGATCAAACAGTGGGAGCAAGGACGCCCACACCGCGGCTGTCGGCCACTTGCCGTATAGCGTCCCCGTGTAGATCGAATCGAATACCGGCGTGTACGGCATCAGCCGATCCCACGCTGCTGCTCGAGGAACTTGACCATCTCGGGAGATCGCTTGGCGCAGAGGTCCGCTAGCAACCGAAACGCCTGTCGCTGACACTCGTGCGTGCTGGCCTTGACTGTCGCCTCGTAGGCGGCCTGGATGCCAGACTCAAGGGAGAGCTCGTCGGATGACGGCCTCCACTCGGGCATACTCCCATCGGTCGAATTGCGGGGGGCGCGCATATGGGCAGCAGATTCACCGACAGCGAGATCGCGGCCGTGGCTCTGGGCAGCCTGGCCGCGGCCTTCGCGACATACCTCGCCGCCGCGGCTCTCGTCCGCGACGGTATGGGCTGGCTGGTCCTGCCGCTCATCGCGGCGGTGCTGTGGCGGGAGTACGTCTTCGGCCGGATGCGCGACGAGCTCGAGCGCCTCCGAGGCGGGTAATTCGCTCACCTTGGCTTTCTCCGCCCCCGCGTGCCCTCATCTGCCCCCACGAGGCCCTCGGCGAGTTCGCGGGCTGCGCTTACCCTGCTGGCATGAAGGCGTTTTACGGCCCAGGCATGCAGGATTTCCCGCGCGATTTCCGCGCGGTCTTGACAGAATGCGCGGGCCTCGGCGTCAAGGGCGACGGCCGTCTCGGGAGTGATCCGAAGACGGAAGGACTTGAGAGGAAGGCTCATCCCGAGGCAGTCCGACGCTCGGACGTTGCCCCGCCGTTATGCCTTGTGTGTTTCCGGTACGTTGCCGGATCGACCTTCAGGACGCCGCCTGATTCGTATTGCGCCCGGTACGCGATGTACTCGGGAACGATCTTGCCCCACTGGCTGACCGCGCTTTTCGTGATGCCCAGTCTTTTCGCAGCTTCGGTCTGGTTGCCGAAGAATCCGACGAGTTCGTCTTTTCGCATACTGCGGCTTATACAGCATGCTAAACCAAAAAGTCAAGAATGCTAATCCAGCGTTGATTTACGCTGGATTCGTGGAAACAATGGGTGATCGCATTAGACTCCTGCGAGTGGCTCGGGGGCTGACCCAGGCCGACCTAGCCAAAGCCTGTAAGGTGACCAAGAGCGCCGTGAGCCAATGGGAGGGCGGCACGGTCGCCAATGTCAGGCTGCAGACGTTCCTGCGCCTCCTGGAAGCCCTGGGGACGGACGCGGCCTACCTGATCTGGGGTGCCGAAAGAGAGCCACAACGACCTCCCGAGTCACGAAAGCGGGCCTCCTAGCCTGCCTGCCCCGGAAGTCCGCCCACAGGACATTTTCTGTCCTGAATACCTCGATTCTCCGCGTCGTCATACCTAACCCCTGAAACGCCCGTTCGTTGGTGTTTTACCCGTAATAGCATGTTGGCGGTTAAACATGCTTGACATTACGGTTAGCTTGCTGTACTGTCGCCCCATGCCATCCGGCAATCGGAGCGAGACATGACACCCCTTCTGGCCGCCCTGCTGAAGGTAGTCACACAGCGCTGAGGGGACCATGACCACCACCACAACGACCCCGCGCACACGCAAACCGCGCTCGATAGCCGAGTTCCACCTTTGGAATGCTCGGGAACGAATTGACACGCTCACGTCCTCCAATGAAGCGCTCCG